TAATTATACACCAATGCCCCCTTAACGTGCATTGGAGTACCCTTTGAAAATATAGTAGATGAATTATAATATTCTTTCATATTATTACACGACCTCGGATAAGCAATACTCTCCGGAGGTAACTTCATAAAGTTCTCACGAAAAGCTTGTATAAATGTATTCAATGTTGTCTCATCTTCATTAATAATTATCTTTAATGCAGATTTAATCATCTCTCTACATGGGGCTGGTGTTGATGATTTTACTGCCTCTATACCCATAATCTTAATCTGTGGTTCTGCATATCGGACACCTTCACTATCATGCACATTCAAAATATATCTTTTCTTAGCTGTCCATATACCTTTATCGGCTATAACTTCTCTCGCCATCTCCATCTTCTGATCATACGCTCTAACATACTTTGCCAACTCCTCATAACACTTGGTGATGTATGGTTCAATCTTTTCTTTGGCCACCTTATCTAAAAAGTCTACGGGATTCTTGGGGTTCACCTTAGAAACCAACTCATCAAATCGTACATAAATTGAATCTGTATCTGATGCTATAATATAATCTATATCTGTAGTTTCTAAAAGTTTATTAAGATATTCATTAACTTTGTTTTCAATCCATCTTATTGCTAATTGTCCTGATGTAGTAACTGCTGTAGCCATACGTCTATCATAATATCTAAAGTACTGATTACCAATTGCCCCATAAGCACTATTCAATGCTATCTTTCTAGCCATCTGAATATTATTATACTTCGATATCTCATTTAAATATCGTTTATCTTTGGTATCTTCAAACTTCTGTGTAGCTTCTAATGACCACTTTTTAAATTTCACACGATCATTATACATTGTTTCCATCATATTGGGAAGAAATCCTTGAACATCAGTTCTAAATCTTGCCCCATTGGGAGTTACCGTATGACCATCATCAGGAATAGATACCGTTTGATTCAACATCTTCTCCACAGATACTTCACCATTACCTTCCAGCGCAATTGTTTCTGTTGAAATATTATACTGCATAATCAAATGTGGATACAAACTATTCAAGTCAAACGACATCACCCAATTATGTAAACCAGTCTGAGGATCTTTTACATAAGCCCCTTCATACTTTTCATCTTTCTTAGACACCTTCTTTCGTGGGATTACTATATTCTTTTCCTTTAGAAAATTATATATCAATATATCCCACACTCTGACAGGAGAATATACATCAACTAAATTTACTTTGGCCTCATAAGCTAGAGTCATACATAATTCAATCAACTTCATTCTATCTTCTAACTTATCAACTAGCTCTACATCTTGAACATTATAATCTACAAACGATTTATAATCTTTTGTATACCATTCACGGAAAGTTTCATATGGGTTTGGATCTTTCTTCTCACCCAACTCTACCTCGGCTATATAATCTAACCGATATGATTCTCTATTAACATATGTAAACTTACGATACAGATCAAGATAATCAAGTATAGAAACACCTAAAAGATTATATTTTTGTGCGGCCTGGCCATACTGGCCTTGTTTAACATTATCTTCTTTTACTATACCCCACGGAGATAATTTCTTGAGTTCCTTTTCACCCAACAATCTTGTAATACGATTACATAGATAGGGTATATCAAAAAACTGGACGTTCCATCCAGTTACTACATCGGGTTGAGTTTTATGCCAGAAATGTATAAACTTTTTTACCAAGTCTAATTCATTTTCACATTCAATATATCTCACCTTATCATTTTCATAAGGACCTATGCCCCATACAATGATAGCTTTATTAGTATGATTCTTGACAGTGATACACAATAATTTCTCATCTGCCTTTTGAGCATCTGGAAAACCATTCTCACTTTCTACTTCTATATCAAGAGTGATAAGAAGTAATTTCTCCATATCCCAATTTATAAAATCAGGATATCTATCACCAATATAAACATATTGAAAAGCATCTAAACCATGCACCAGATCGGGAGTACCCTGATGCATATTTAAAAAATCTTTAGCGTCCCGTATAGATTTAAATCTAACGGGTTCTACATTTCTGCCATCTAAAGTTTTCCATTTGGAACTCTTTTTAGATGGAACATATAAGGTGGGATTAAAATTTACTCTACGATTTACCCGCTTACCATTATCAAATTCTCGAACTAAAAGTTGGTTGCCATGTTGAATTACATTAATATAAAAATCGCTCATAGTTATAATTATAACACATTTTATCCTTTAAGTAAAGTCTTTGTATCAACTTTAACATCAGGCACTACTATGCCTGAACCGAATATCTGATTATAATTATTAGCTATATCTTGTACCACATCTGACATTACCACCAACCAATCTCTAGGAATTTCAAATTCATTCTGCTCACTAAAAGGCATCCAAGGAGCCATTCCCATCTGCATCTGTTGCCCTTGACTACCCACGGGCATAAGCATAGCAGGATTTTTTATCTTAATATACTCCGCACTCTCTTTTAATACTTCACATATAACATCTTCACCTGACCTCAACCTCAATAATTTCAAATTCATAATCTACTCCACTTGTTTCTTCCCAATATTATATTTTGTCTCCAAAATCCACTCATCCTTTTCACGATAGGATAAAACTTTTATCTGAGATAGTGGAGCTCTATACTCACTATTCCCTATAATTTTTACTAGATCCCAATCATCTAACAATCCTGCTATAGTGTTTCTTCTTTCTAAATCATTAATAGATATATTCGTTGGCTTACCATCTAAAGCAAACAACTCTTTAAAATGTACTATGAAATAACGACCTTGTTTGTGCAGGATATGACATGATTGGTATAACTTTCTCTCTTTGCGAGAGGCGACTCCAATGCGGGAGAGGGTTTCACGAACTTTAAGAAAATCATCTGCTTCTTTAAGTTTCACCTCTAGCATCAAGTCAGCTGTCCACTCTAACTCCTCCATGTCTACCACCTCGATTTATTATACTTTTTATATGTTCAATTTGTTCATCATCTAGTATGTCAAGTGCTTGTTTAGCTTTCTCATTACTATAGCCATAATATTCTTTAACATACTCAAGATTTTTAATCTTACTGGACCTTAACCACTTACTAAATCTTCTTTTTGGCCCTATACTATTTAGAAAAAATTGAAACTGTAGACGCTTATCAAGGTGGTGTAAGCTATTCATTTCATTTACATACAAAATACATTCCGCAAATGCTGATAAAGCTTTATTAACAATAAATGCGGGGTATCTTTTTTCCCAAAACTCATCACCACTCATCATTAAATCTTCCTTCTTATGATTTATGGCGTTCAAATAATCTTTCAACTCATACATAATCTTCTCTCTTACCCCACTTCAAATTTTCATATCTTATTTCAGATTTTACATTACCCACTAACCAATTATGTTTCCAAGGAGTCCAGCCCTGCCTTAAATGTTTTATAAAGGCATCTGGATGTGTATACACTTTTACCCCTGCTCTTTGTAATCTATATGACCAATGGTGATCGGAGGCCCTTCCAAGTTTATGTGTATGTAAAGGAAATCTTAAAAATAATTCTCTCTCTGCTATAGTCATAGCAAAATTTGCCATAGCTGTTCGTATAACTTGATCTGGTGGTAAAGTATCTACCCATGACATAGTTTGCCATGCCGGATATTCACCCCTCACTGGTCCCTCTGGATCTTTAAATTCTGGAATCCACCCCAAACATATTGTACTCTCTTTACTATAACTACCATCTTTTTCAAAATGCATATTCATCCAGCCAGTAAAAACTTCATACTCTTTCATCTCTCCATACTTTAAAATAATATCAGCTGCTTTCTTGCTCACCACACCATCATCACTCATAACAATATAATGACTATAACTTGTTTCCCTGATAAACTTATTCATTTGCCACACAACTTGTGACTCAGTAAAAGCTCGAAACCATACCTTAGGTATATCTATATTTTGTTTAAGAGAATTAATGGACTCATCAATTTGACGAGGTTGCATAATCATTAAAACTGGATCAAAGGCCATGTAACTTTATTAATTCTTTATAACGAGCAGTTTCTTCTATTAAGTCATACTCATCAACATCACATTCCTCTAAAGCATACATATTAGTTTTCAATCTTCTGGCAGGATTACCAACCCACGTTTGTCCTGGTTCAAGTCTACTTTTCTTAGGCACTACACAACCCATACCTATCATAGACCAAGAACCTATTACTTGATACTGATGTATAGCAGCTCCCATACCTAAATTACTCTCTCTCATCACATGAACATGACCACCAATCTGTACTCCACAACTTAAAGTCACACCATCTTCTATAATGCAATCATGGGCAACGTAAGCCTTGTTTAATATTATAACACCATTCCCTATTCTAGTCAACCCATCGGTGGTTGCTGCATGAATACTAACATGATCTCTAAATGTTCCATCATCTCCTATAATAGTTCGGCCATCTTTATGCCAGTGATCTGTATGTTCCGGTCTAGTCCCTACTGAGCAATGGGATTCAAATCTATTATTATCCCCTACAGTCAAATATCCTGTCAAGTAACAATATGGACCTATATAATTATCATCACCGATCTCCACATCATCACCTATTATTGCTGTTGGATGTATATCATTCATCTCCAATTCTCCTGAACCCACCTCTGCTCAACTATATGATGTGGTTTAGGATAACCATGAAAATACACTATACTCGACTGATTTATTAGCGCCAATCGACGTTCATAGACAGTGATAGATTCTCCCTTTAATCTCTCTATAGGAAACTCATTTTCAACAACATGAACTTTATAACTAAGTATCCTATGA